TCGCTGGAGGCTGCAAAAGGCAAGGCCAGCACGTCGGCCGCGCAACGCATTCAGCTCGACCAGAAGATCGCTGACGCCCGGGCCAACATGGTCAAGGCTCAGAAGGAAGCCGACAGCGAGCTCCGAGTGCTCGACGCTGATGAAGAGGGGCGAATCAAGAAGCGAGATCTTGCAGTCCGAAGCTTCACCGAAGCGCTCAACCAGCAAAGCGTCGCCCTGCGGCGCGCTGGTGGCCGTGCGGCCGAAGGTGTTGGTCGTGGCGATCGTGAAAACGCGCTCAACGGCGAACTGAACGGCATTGCCGATCGAGCCAACCAGCAGCGTCTGGATTTGGCGCGTGACCGGGCCGACAAGGCGCGCAACATGAGCGCCGAGGAGTACCAGTCCAAGCTCGACGCGATCAACAGAAGCGAAACGGACCTGAGTGAAACAGTGCTCAGCAACTACGAGCAGATGTCGGCCGCGCAAAGCGATTGGCGCAACGGTGCAACCTCGGCGTTCAGCAACTATCTGGAGAGCGCTCGAAACATCGCAGGCCAGACCCGCGACCTGTTCAGTAACGCCTTCAGTTCGATGGAGGACGCAGTCGTCAACTTCGCCATGACCGGCAAGCTTTCTTTTGCTGACTTCACCAAGTCGATTCTGGCGGACATGGCGCGGATCGCGACCCGACAGGCCAGTTCGGCGTTGCTGAGCAGTCTGGTTGGAGCTGGCGCGAGCTACTTCAGTGGCGGCGGCGGAGGTAATGGGTTGGCGGCAGGATCCGCTGGAGCAACGTCATCCAACCTCGGGGCCTCGCAGGCTGGTTACTCGTCCGCCTATTTTCAGGCTGATGGTGGGGCATGGGCCAATGGCGTGCAGATGTTCGCCAATGGTGCAGCGTTTACCAACTCCATCGTAAGCAAGCCGACAGCGTTCGGCATGGCTGGCGGCGGGCTCGGTGTGATGGGCGAGGCCGGAGAGGAGGCGATCATGCCGCTGACCCGAACCGCCGGCGGCCAACTGGGCGTTCGGGCAATCAGCGGCGGGGGGAGTGGTGGCGGCAACGTTTACAGCTTCCCCGTCGCTGTATCGGTACAAACCCAAGGCAATGGCGGCGCAGCCAGTACGGAAGACACCACACAGCTTGGCAAGGGCATTCAGCAGGCGGCAAAAACCGAAGCTGAAACCGCAATTGCTCGCGCGCTGCAGCCTGGCGGTTCTATCTGGCGCCTTACAAATGGGAGGGGCTGATGGCCATCGAGACATTCACCTGGCCGACTCAGCATGGTGACTCACCCGAGATTACCTATCGGGTGCGCACCTCGCAGTTCGGCGGCGGCTACAAACAGGAAGTCGGCGACGGCCCCAACAACAAGGAAGACGTGTACCCGATCACCTACAGCGGCCCTCAAGCCAAGGTACTGGAGATCATGGAGTTCCTCGATCGGCACGCCGGCGCGAAAGCCTTCCTTTGGACCACGCCCTTGGGTCAGCTTGGCCTGTTCACCTGCAAGAACCCCGTGCCCACTCCGGTGGGCGGCGGTGTTTTCAAACTCACCGCCACGTTCGAGCGTGCATTTCATCCATAAGGGGCAATCATGCCGCTGATCAGTGACATCCAGGTGCTTGATCCTGGCAGTGAAGTGCTGCTCTTTGAATTGGACGGCACGGACTACGGCGCGGATGTTCTGCGCTTCCACGGGCACGCGATCCCGCACACGGCAGCCGAGTTGATCGCCGCCGGCGACAACGCGGACCAACTGCCGGCGAAGGCGATCTACTGGCAGGGCAACGAGTACAGCGCCTGGCCGATGCAGATCGACGGAATCGAGGCGAATGGCGACGGCACGGCAGTGCGGCCCACGCTGTCGGTTGGCAACGTCAATGGGCGCATCACCGCGCTATGTCTGGCGTTCGAGGATTTGCTCGAGTTCAAGCTGACCATGCGCCACACGCTGGGCACGTACCTTGACGCGGCGAACTTCCCAGCCGGAAATCCAACGGCAGATCCAACCCAGGAGACGATCGAGGTCTGGTACATCGACCAGAAGACGAACGAGGACGGGGAAACGGTCAGTTGGGAGTTGGCCAGCCCGGGCGACGTCGGCAACGAGTCAATCGGCCGGCAGGCTACGACGCTTTGCCACTGGTGCCTCACCGGCGGTTACCGTGGGCCGAACTGTGGGTACACGGGCCCCTACGTGACCAAGGACGGCGTCGTCACTGACAACCCTGAGCTGGACGAGTGCGACGCCACGCTGGGCAAGGGATGCATCCCACGCTTCGGCGAGGGCAACCCGCTGCCCTTTGGTGGCTTCCCGGCTGTTTCGCTGATCGCACGGAGCTGACATGCGCAAACACATTTTGAACGCGATCCAGGCGCACGCGGCGGCCGAGTACCCGAAAGAGTGCTGCGGACTGCTGCTGGCGGTGGGACGCAAACAACAGTATTACGCGTGCCGCAACGTCTCGACCGAGCCGAACGAGGAATTTCGAATCGACCCAGAGGCATACGCGGCGGCGGAGGACATCGGCGAAGTGATCGGCGTGGTGCATTCGCATCCGGACGCCACCAGCAGGCCTTCACCGCGCGACTTGGCCATGTGTGAGGCAACCGCCATGCCGTGGCACATCATCAGCTGGCCCGAGGGCGACCTACGTACCGTCATGCCTTCCGGGGAGGTGCCGCTGCTCAAGCGGCCATTCGTACACGGCGCCTGGGACTGCTGGCAGGTCTGCGCCGATTGGTACAAGCGCGAGTGGGACCTTGAGTTCGAGGCCTTCAAACGCGTAGATGGCTGGTGGGAGAACAAGGAAAACACCAGTCTGTACGAGGCGAACTACGAGGCCGCCGGCTTCTACCGCGTGGATCAGCCGCAGCGCGGCGACATGATCGTGATGGAAGTGGGGCGCACGGTTTATCCGAACCATGCCGGGATCTTTCTCGGCGCCGATCCCGCGTTGCCCGGCGAGGACGCCGTGACGTTTGGTTCTGGGCCATTCCTGCTGCACCACCTGTACGGCCGGCCTTCCGAGGTTATCGTTTTCGGTGGGCCGTGGCTTGACCGCACGCGACTGGTGCTACGTCACTGTCGATCTCGGTGATAAGGTATAAACCTTTTCACAGGAGTGGCATGGATGAGCAAAAACGCAAGCTCGCTGTCTGCAGCTTTATGGGCTGGAATGGTATTCGCGCCTTTTGTTAATGCCGAATGGGTTAAGTCAGAAGTAAAAGACGAGATGCGCGGAAGCGTTACGATGGCTTTCAGCCAAACAGCAAAGCCTATGAATGGCGGTGGGCCCAACGCTACCTTGATGGTACTGGACAAAAAAGATGGAAAGCCTGGCGTGGTTTTGCATCTAGAAGACGGTAAGGTCAAAGGCTGTCCTAAACCAGACGAATCGCTTTGTAGTGCAAGTATCAAATTTGATGACGGCAAGGTTCGAGAAGAACTTTTTGCATCCGATGATGGACGACAGTTGATACCGACACAGGTTGTGGCTTTCGCCGGCTCCGTTGCCAGAGCCAAACAAATTTTTGTCGAATTGAACGTGAGTGGAATAGGTACCCGCCAATACAAATTTGATTCGGGCGCACTTGATCTATCCATAGATGAAGGGCAACCGCTGTCTCTGCTTGGGTATCAGCTTGGTAAAAGATATCCAGATGTTGGGCCGCCTTTGCAAAAGGCAAAGGGTGAGGGGTTAGATGTTTGCTACGAAGGGGATAACTTGCCTGGCGTTCTTGGCGCGGAAAAAATGCAAAAGAGCACGCTGTGCTTTTTTGATGGCTTATTTTATAGCGCGGTCGTCATTCCTGGAACGAAGGCAGGCTACAATTCTGGAGTCAAGTATCTAACATCGGTTTTTGGAAAGCCTGATCCAGATGGAATTTATCCTTCCTGGCCAAATAGGGGCGGTAAGCTTCTCGATACGGATACTCGGAGAGCGTCCTATTTTTCGATTGGCAAAAAATCGTATTCGGAACCATTTATCATAGCGGACGAGATAATCAGCCCCTTTGTTCCATGATGCGTGAATAGGCTTGCCTCAAGGAGAGGACTTTGAAGTTCATATCTACCGTTATCGCTTTATTGTTGCTGACCGCTTGTGCCACCACGCCAATCCCTTCAGGAAAGGCGGATCCTGTACCGAGCTCGCGACTGTTCGCATATCAGAACCCTGCTGCCGATGGCGCTGTATTGATCGTTACCCGTGATTCCGGCTTTGTCGGTGGCGGCTGCAATACCTCCGTGAGCATCGACGGGCGAAAAGCTGCCGAGATTGGTGCTGGCGAAACCGCAAAGTTTTACGTTGCATCCGGTGAGCACATCGTCGGCGCGTCATCATGCGGCAGCGGGTTGAAAGAGCGCGAAGCCAACATAAAGGCTGGTGCCACCAAGAAATTCAGGATATCCATCGACTCATCAATGAGTATGGATTTATCACCCACGATGCAATGACAAAGCCGCCTACGGGCGGTTTTTTTATGACCGGAGAAGGCTGTGGCAGCGACGGCAAGTAACAACCCAGCCATGACAACCATTCTTCTTTCAGGCCCGCTTATTAAGCTGTTTGGTCGTGTCCATCAGCGCGAGCTTGGCAGCAAGTCCGTTGGCGAGGCATTCAAGGCGTTAAAGTGCACCATCGAAGGATTCGAAGGCGCTATTAAAGATCTTGAGCGCAAAGGGATGCGTTTTGCGATTTTCAGAAACCGGAAAAACGTGGCTGAAAAAGACTTCGGCCTCGGCGGTACCCAAGAGATTCGTATCGTCCCCGTCATTTCCGGTAGCAAGCGAGCAGGCCTTCTTCAAACGATCATTGGCGCAGTTCTGGTCGTGGCCGGCTCGTACTTCGGCCAGCCC